CTCTCTCTTTGAATGGGATTTTTTCTATATCTACCCCATTATAAATAACCTCTGATTTGACTTTTTCCACTATTCCAGGAGATAATTCGTTTAGTATATCTCTAATATGAGGGGCTACAAAGATTAACCTATCTACCACATCCCAGTTAATCTGTTTGGGATAGTCTGTAAATACTTCGTAACTGTGGAGCCTTAAAACCACTTTTTTATCTTTTATCCTTTCATAATTAGTTGCAATAACGGCAGACTGATTCGCCCATTCTAACCAAATAATATCGCCCCAGTCAATTGCATTATAGATTTCTTTGTCAGTCTTAACTATGAATTTTCTTACCATGTAACCATCAGATAGCCCATCAATTATATTATCGATAAAATTATCAAGACCTGACATGCAAATGACACTACTTTTTCATTCGATTTACCCCCTATAAAAACTTCTGATTCTCGATTAACTGCTCTTCTGGCACATCTCGAATAATCCTTGCAGGTGAACCAATTACCACTTTTCCAGCAGGCACGTCTTTTGTTACCACACAGCCAGCCGCAACCAAAGCGTCCTCACCTATAATCTTTCCCGGAAGTATTACCGCACCCGCTCCAATTCTACCACCTCTTTTAACTGTAACGCCTTTAAAATGCTTAAATCGTTCTTCTGTTCTGCCTAAAAAATTATCATTACTCGTTAATACACCGGGGGCAATAAAAACATAATCTTCTAAATTAGAATAAGCAGTTATATAACAATTACTTTCTAACTTACAACGTTTACCTATTAAAACATGATTCTCTACCGTTACACCTCTACCAATAATTGTATATTCACCAATAAAAGTATTCTCTCTTATAGAAGCCAGGTCAGCTACCATGACATTATCGGCAATATTTGCACCGATATAAATTACTGTATTTCGCCCCGATTAGGCAGTTCTTTTCTATAGTTGTTGGAGTTAAATTTGCCTCTTCTTTTAACGTGCTTAGGCTTGCCTTCATAGGAAGTTTCCCGATTACTGTATTATCATCTATTCTGACATTATTACCAATGATAGTGCCATTTCTGATTACTACATTATAGCCAAAATAACAATAATGGCCGATAATTACGTTATCTTCAATAATTACATTGTTTAATTTCATATAACCTCCTCAAAATCCTCTGACTTTATATCTAAATCTTTATCATATTTTATAGCCCTCGAATCCTTTTGTGACTGATAAGCCATCAAGATTATACTTAATGATTTTACCCCTTCATTGCCGTCAATTAATGGAGTGCCATCGTTCCTAATTACATTCACAAAATCTTTATAGAGTGGAGTGTGACCTTCTCCGTAGATATTTCCGTCCTCTGAATCACATTCCTTCTTCACCTGCTCTAATGAATCTTTTTTATCCTCAAAATCCCAGACTAATATTTTGTTTAAAGCAAGCCCACCAATTACAGCAGTCCCCTTTTCGCCTAATATAGTTAGCGTTTCCTCTAAGTTTTTAGGATATACATTGACAGTTCCCTCAATATTTCCTATCGCTCCATTGCTAAACCTGATAATTATACTTCCATAATCTTCTGCCTGAATATAGGAATGTAGATAATTTCCAATCTGGCCATAAACGGAATCTATTTCACTGCCCATCATCCATTGAAGTAAATCAATATTGTGGGTGCATTGGTTAAGTAGACACCCGCCGTCTAATTTGTAAGTGCCTCTCCAATTCCCCTTATCATAATATTCTTTATTCCGATTCCATAAGATTTTAGCAGTCCCAGCAAATATCCGACCGAATCTTCCTCCATCTACGGCCTGTCTTAATTTCTGAATAGTTTTATTGAATCTATTCTGGTGACAGACTGCTAATTTAAGGTTATTTTTCTTAGCCGTTTGAATCATCTTATTTGCGTCTCTTATTGACATGGCCATTGGCTTTTCTACTATGATATGTTTATTGTGATTAAGGCAATAGAGAGCTATTTCAGCGTGATAACCCGATTCGGTAGCGATAGCACAAATATCAATATCTTCTTGCCGAAGCATTATTTTATAATCAGAATACATATTGATTTTTTCCGGATGTATAATTTCCCCGAGATTTACCGGCAAATCTTTTTCATGTACAAAAATCTGATATCCCAGCTTTTCCATTGCTGCTTTACCCTCTATAACATCGCATAAAGCCACAACTTCAATGTCCCGATAATTAGCCAATGCCGCTCTTAAATGATTATCTGCTATCCTTCCGCAACCGATTAAGGCTAATTTTAATTTATTCATATTCACTCCTAATTATAAAATTCATTAATTTTTTCTACTATATATTCCTGCTCCCCCTTTGGTAAGCTCCGGATACATAGGCAAGGCCAGCACGTGCTTACTCGCTTCCTCTGCAATAGGGAAGTCCCCTTCTTTATAGCCAAGATATTTAAAACATTCCTGTAAATGTAGGCATAACGGGTAATATATACTCGTGCCTATACCGTTTTTATTTAGATAATATTGTAGCTCGTCTCTATCTTCTGCATAGATAACATATTGGTTAAAAGTATGTTCTTTGCGGTCTTCATGATCATAATAAACATTTTTAAAAGGAAGCCTTATTCTATTTAATGAATTATTAAGATTAAATAGTTCTTGATATCTAAAAGCTATCCCAAACCTATCTTCTAACCACTTCTCTAAATATTTGAATTTAGCATTTAGTATAGCTGCATGTATCTCATCTAACCGGGAGTTAATACCTATATATTTATGATAATATTTTGGGCTTGCCCCATGAGAACGAAATATGCGGCAATATTCAGCATATTCAGGGTTGGAAGTTATGATCATACCACCGTCTCCATAAGTGCCAAGATTTTTTGTAGGGAAGAATGAGAATATACCTAAGTCTCCAAAGCTACCTGATTTCTTGCCTTTATACTCCGCACCTATTGACTGAGCAGAATCCTCTATGACTTTTAGATTGTACATATAAGCTATATCCATTATCTCATCCATCTTGCACATTTGGCCGAATAAGTGAACGGGCATAATTGCTTTAATTGGTTTTCCGGTTTGTTTGCCGGTTAATTGACCACCATAAAATCTGCAATTATAATGAATATATTCCCTCAGCTTCTTAGGATCAATATTATAAGTATCTGATTCAATATCAACGAATATAGGTATCGCCCCTGCTCTGGCTATGCTTCCAGCAGTAGCAAAAAAGCTAAAAGGTGTAGTTATAACGCCTTCCCATGTAGATATCCCCAAAGCCTTTAAGGCGATATATAGAGCGTCTGACCCGTTAGCTACCCCTATACCATATTTGGCACCTGAATAACTTGTGATAGAAGCCTCTATTTTTGCCACATTTTTGCCATTTATAGCAATGCCGGACTCTAATACTGCTTTGATAGCTGAGTTGATTTCACCTTTTATAGAATGATATTGAGTTGTTAAGTCTAATTGCGGTATTTTCATTTGACCTCCTCAAAATATTCTCTGTTTTCGCTACTTACTATCATTCTTGCAGTTGTATCATTATTTAAAGCAAGTAAATAATCATAATTATCGTGAATAAAGTTAGTTGATGAATTATCTATATTCTCAAATACAGTTCCCTTTGGTATAATAATATCCTTTTTAGATATTATCATTTTGGCTATTTTCATTATTTCACCTCCGTTACCCTTTCCATTAAGTTAAAATTCTTATCAAAATTATCAGCTATAAAGAACGGTGTATTTTTATACCCTGCTATTGTTTTGGCATTTGCCTTAACCCAGTTAGTTGCTCGTTTAGGGATTTTTATTAATATAGTTAGCTTTAGCAATTTTGCCAGTTTTCATGAAGTTAAGTGAGTTCTTTTCGGATAGCATAATTGAGGTCGTATAGCAGATACAATTTACGTGCCAACCCCCGAATATAAACCCTTTTGGATATTTTCCTTGCAAATCATTGCACATATCTAAAATCGGATGAGAAGCTGACAGATGAACCATTATCCCCGTAATAAACGGAAGCTGTTTCCTCCTCGTATAATCACTCATACGGTATGACATATTTATCTCATTCCTTGCTAATCTTTTTGGCATTCTGGAACGAGGAACGGTAAATTCCGCTGCCAGGTTTGTAGCCTCTTGCCGCTTTTGATAATACTAACTTACCTTCTTGCCTAACTCTTCTAAAAAGTCTTTCTGGTTCGTTGAGATAAATCTTAATATCTCTCGCTATTCCCGCCGCTGATTTTCCTGTTGTAATCCCACTCGATAATAAAAGCTCAACTTGATCCTTCGCCCCGTTAACCAAATTCCAGACCCGTTCGCTAATATTTAACCCTGCCGCAGTTCTGGCAATAAATGTATCAAGTGCCGCTAAATTCAATTGGTTAAAAGAGGTCGGGATTTGATTCTTAGCTAACTTTATTCCACTTGCCCACTTATCCGTTAATTCATCATTCTTTAAGTTTGATAAATTCCAATTAGAAACAATACCAGCTTTAATATTGGCTCCGATATCCTTATGGTAGCTTGTTTAATATAACGTCTACTTTACCAGCTAATCCTTTATTGCGGAGATTAAAAAGAATTTTTTGAAATTGTGGTAGTTGGATATTTCAGTTCAAATACAGAAATCTTTTTGGCTAAGTCTTTTGACGCCTGATTTAGGATTCTTTCAATTCTCTTATTATATCGAATTATATTTTTTATGTTTTCTTGTTCAAATTGTTCTTCAAGTGTCATTTAGACCGCCTTATACGAATAATAATTCTGGAGTCATATTGACCCGCCTTTTGGATATCTCATAATATCTTTCTTCTTTTTCAATTATGATATAATTTCGTTTTGTATTTAGACACGCAACCGCCGTGCTTCCACTACCAGCCGTTAAATCAACTACCAAATCACCTTCATTGCTAAATGTTTTTATTAAATCCTCTAATAATAAAACTGGCTTTTGTGTCGGGTGATAACCATCATAATCTTTTTTATATCTAAGAATATTGCTTTTATATTTTTTACCTTCCCATAGATTAAAAGTAAAAGGATATTGTTCAGTCATTTCTTTTAT